GCTGAACGGGTTGTCGTTCGACCTGCCGGACATATTCGGCGGCGGGCATGTCGGGTTTAATATCAGCACCCTGACCGCCCCGCAAATTCCCTACCTGGCACAAGGCGCGGTCATCCCGGCCAACCGGGAGTTTCTGGCCGTGCTGGGCGACCAGAGCCACGGCACCAACGTGGAAGCTCCGCTGGACACCATCAAGCAGGCCGTGGCCGAAGTCATGGAAGATTTGCAGGCAGGCCAGATGGCGGGCTTTGAAGCCGTGGTTTCCGTGCTGCGGGAGATCCTCTCCGCCGTGTACGGCATTGAGCTGACCGACGAGGACGTAGGCCGCGCCGTACAGCGCTGGCAGCGCAAACAGGCCATTGCCACAGGAGGCTTTTATTGATGCTTTGGACCAAAAGCGATGATTTTACCAAGGTCCAGCTCTGTAGGGAACGGTCTTGACCGTTCCGAAAACCCCGCCGTATATGCCACAACAGGATTTGCCACAGGGCGATGGACGCACACTGTGCGCCCCTACGGGATTGCGGCCCAATTTTCAACCCGTGCGCACACGCGCACACCTTCCAACTCCTCCCTTCTAACTCCTAACGAAACCCAACGGAGGTGTATACATGCATCAATCCTACCTCACTTTTTCAAGCGACACCGAGCTAAAGGACGGCTCCCTGCAGGATGCCCGCAACCTTTTGTCTCTTGCTCTATCCGGCCTGGCCGAAGCGGCCGATGAAACGACCCTGCAAACCGCCGGGGCTGCCGAATATTTTTGCCGTTACGATCTGCCGCAGTACCTCTCTGTCCTGCGCGCCGCCATGGATACGCTGGACAAGGTGCAGCAGGGTGCGCAAGCCCCGGAGGAGCGCTCATGACCACAACCGCAAAAATTGAAGAACTCCAAAAGTCCGTCATCAACGCCATCAACAACAGCTGCCTGCACCCCGCTGTGGTGCGGCTGGTGCTGCTGAACGTGATCTCGATGGTGGAAGCCAGCGAGAGAGAGGTAAACAAAAAGGAGGAAAAAGCCACAAGATGACAACACATACCATTACCCTTGCCCGCCACACTGCGCAGGTGGTTGGCCTGATGGGCGTGCTGGTGCTGGGCACCTGGGACAGTTACGGCACGGAACAGCTGCTGCTGCGCCACGGCCCGGAGTGGGAGGGCCTTGCGATTGATGCCACGTTCCATAACGTCCCCAACGATGAGGGTGTAACGGTATTGGCGGACACGGACGGCCTTGTACCCGTCCCGCCGGAAGCCTGTATGCGAGCATCCAAGTACGCCACCATCACATTCCGGGGCGTGCAGGACGGTGTGCAGCGCATCAGCTGCAATCTGCCCTACATGGTGCTGGATCACGCCCAGGTGCCTGGTGCCAACAGCACCGCCACACCCAGCGAGAATGCCCAGGCCCTTACCCAGATGCAGGATTTGCGGGACGGCGCTGTAGATGCCAAGAACCAGGCCGAAGCTGCCCGCGATGGTGCCGCCAACAGCGCTGTCGCCGCCAAGGAATCCGAAACCAACGCGGGCCAGTCCGCCACTGCCGCCAAAACGGCACAGAGTGCAGCAGAGACGGCAAAAGCCGGTGCGGAAACGGCACAAAAGGCCGCTGCATCCAGCGCCAGCAATGTAAGTACATTCGCAAGCACTGCAACGACACAGGCAGCGGCGGCAAAATCCAGCGCCACAACAGCAAAGGCATCGGAGGCGGCAGCAGCAAAATCTGCCAAAGAGGCAGCCGCCAGCGCGGCAAATCTGGACAGTGCCGTGAACACGGCAACGCAGAAAGCGGCGGCAGCTAGTGCTTCGGCAGCAGCGGCAAAGGCAAGCGAGAACGCAGTAGCCAAGAGCGCAATCGCAAGCTCTGGTAGCGCAACGGCAGCCAAAGCCAGCGAGACTGCTGCCGCCAAAAGCGCAGACGATGCCAAGAATTATGCCGCGCAGGTGGCTGGCATTGTAACCAGTCAGACTATTTTTGGCGTGAATTTTTCCGGAAGCACCAGCACTGGCACCCGCGTGGGTGCAGCCAAAGATTTTGTTTTTGTTCCCGGCACTGACACCAGCATGGGGCAGAACAGCTTCGATGCCGTCTACCCCTGGGCAGGCATGCGCCGCTGTTGCTGCACCCTGAACGCGGACGGCACCGTTAAGGTCAATGCGTATAAGGGCCAGCCCGGATACATCGAAGATGGTACTAACGGAGAGGTGCTTGTAGAAATTCCGCTATTCTATGTTTCCGGCATGCTGGACGTTGCGCCGTCCATCAGCATGTCTATGCTGCCCGGCTACCGCGCCCCGCGCAAATTCTTGAACGCGGACGGCAGCCTCAAGCAGAAATGCTATGTGCGCGCTTTTCCCGGCAGCATTGGCGCGGACGGCAAGCTGCACAGCATTGCCGGTGCCGTGCCGACTGGCAACCGGAATATCACGCAGTTTTTGGCCGCTGCCCGCAAATGGGGCGATACCTACAGCATTGGCACCAGTGCCGACTTTGAGGTGCTGGCCTACCTGATGATTGTTGTATACGGCACGCGCCATGCGCAGAGCAAGATCAATGGCTGTACAAGCTTGTACAGCACGAACCTTGCAGTTGCCGCCGCGACTGACAATGCTGCCAGTGTGGTGGTTGCCAAGGGCGCCAGCATTGAGCCTGGCATGGTGATCTCCATCGGCAGCGGCGGCGAAAACGAAGCCATCGCAAAACGTCGTATTGTTACCAGCGTGGAAACCATTGATGGTGATGCCACCAACGTTAAAGTTAATTTTGACGGCGATCCTGTAACCACAACGACCGATCACAAGGTATGGCGCATGATGCAGAGCACCGGCACCGCAAACAGTGTGATTGCCACCTGCGGCAGCCCCGTCAGCAACACCGATGGACGGCACAGTTTTGTATTTTACGGCGTGGAAAATCCGCTCTATGGCAACCAGTGGCACATCGAGTGTGACTGGAAGCTGGTTGACGGCGTACCATACTGGTGCGATGACCCCACAAAGTACAGCTGGACATCCAACGATGGCTACATTGCCCTTGACACTATGGCAATGCCGGACGAAGGTTGGGCGACCGCCCTGCAGCAGGATGATCGTGCGCCCAGCGTGCAGATCACCAAGTCTGTTGGCGGCAATTCTAGTACTTACCTGGCAGACTATTTCTATATCAATAAGGCCGGAACCCGTATCGTTCTGCGTGGCGGCCGCTCCCGCAGCGGCGGCAACGCCGGCCCGTTCTACGTCCACCTCCCGGATGGCGCGGGCGACTCCGGGTGGGACAGCGGCGGCGACCTTTCTATCCCCGGTTAAGCGGGGGTTCGGGGACCGCAAGGCCCCCACAAAACTGACCGATATTGACAGGCTGCAAAAACATAAGGAGAATGATTACACATGGTAAAAACTGAGTGCGCAGAGCAGCGCCCCCGCTTTGAGTGCGAGCCGCTGCCCGGTGGAGCAACGCTCATCCGGCTGTATGAGGATGAGCAGGAAGTCACCCGCGAGGCTGTGTCCAATATGGACACGCCCCGGAACGGCTGGCAGTATACGACATACGAGATGATTACGGCCCTGCCTGCAGGCGGCCTGAGCGCGGCCCCGGATGCGTGGGCCACCCTTGTCAAGCAGTATGACTACGATGCCGCTGCGGTCGCTGTGCGTACAGAGCGGGACAAGCTGATTGACGCCACTGACTGGACGGTGCTGGGTGATGCAAAGACTGACAAAGAGGACTGGAAAGCATACAGGCAGGCACTGCGAGACGTACCAGAGCAGGAGGGCTTTCCCTATGACGTTGTCTGGCCGGAACCGCCTAGAAATGCAAAACCCTGATAGTATATCCCGCCTGCGCAGCACACTTGCAATCGCTCTCGACCTTTTGGACGCGACTCTTGACAGGCTCGAACGTGAAGACCTTGATACTACCACAGAGCGTGAGCTTCTTGCGGAGCTTTGGTGGGATACACAGACGGTAACTTCTGAAAAAGAAAGGAAAGAAAAAAATGAGACTGGAAAATGAAGATGTGCTTTTCAGCTGGCCCCTGCAGAGCCATGTAATCACCGCCGGATGGCTGTACAATGATGGCTCGCTGCACAGGGCGCTGGACTTTCGTGCGGCAGTCGGCACGCCCGTGTACGCTGCGGAGGCCGGCACGGTTGCAATCGCATACCGCTGGAACGGCAAGCGCACCCAGGGGGATACCAACAGCTATGGCAATATGCTCAAGCTGCGCCATGCGGATTACCGTGGCGGCCGGCTGGAGACGCTGTACGCCCATTTGAGCAAACTCTGCGTGGCCCAGGGGGAGACGGTATACGAGGGCCAGCTGATCGGCTACAGCGGCGATACCGGCAACTGCTATGGAGCACACCCGCATTTTGAAGTGCGCTGGAAAGGCCAGCGCACCAACCCGCTGAACTGGCTGGACAACGATTTTAGCACGGCCAGCAGCGCGGTAAAATTGGGCAGCTACAGCAGCGTAAAAAACAACACAAAGGAAGTGAAGCGTATGTATTACGCAATCGATGTGTCGAAACACCAGGGCAGATTTGATTGGCAAGCCGCCTATAACAAGGGCATCCGCCATGCTATGCTGCGCGCCGGGTATGGCCGTTACAGCAGTCAGGTTGACCCGCAGTTTGAGCGCAACGCAGCGGAGTGTGCCCGCCTGGGCATCCAGTATGGCGTGTACTGGTACAGCTACGCCAGTACCCCCGCGGAAGCCCGCCAGGAGGCCCGCTGCTGCCTGGCCGCGATTAAGGGCAAGCATCTGTGCCTGCCGGTGGCGTATGATATCGAGTACGAGCCGTGCATCCTGCGCCTGACCAACGCGCAGCGCACGGCACTTGTACAGGCCTTTTTGTCGGAGATTGAGGCGGCTGGATACTACGGCATCCTGTATGCCAGCTGCGATTTTATCCGCAACCGGCTGGATTGCACCAAGCTGGGAAAATATGATATCTGGGTGGCCCAGTACGGCAGCGCCTGCACCTGCCCGCTGCCGTATGGCATCTGGCAGTATTCCAGCCGCAACGCGCTGGGCATCCCCGGCTACGGCACCAGCCTGGACTGCAACCGGGTCTATAAGGACTATGAGCAGCTGATGATCCAGGCGGGCCTGCAGGGCCACACCGCGCCCACACCGGAGGATACCACCCCCAACAAGCTGGACAAGCAGCGGATTACCATTGGCCGTATCTCCAGCGGCGACCGCGCAACCATCCGCGCCCTGTGCGATGGCCTGGGACTGGTAACGGCTGGCCTGTACCACGAATCCTGTGCGGATGGCAACCAGTGGATGCTGGACGTTGGGCCGGTATCCAGCGGCGACGCCTGGTACATCATGCGCAAGTGTGCAGAGCTGCAGCTGATCGACGCAGGGCTGTACAAGGCCGAATACGTGGAGGGGTGATTTGGTGGATGCTATTGTTGTTGCGCTGATTACTGGCGGGTTGAGCCTTATCGGCGTTATTATTACCAATCTTGCCGGGCAGCGGCGCACAGAGCAGAGGATGGCCACCGCGCAAGCCGTGACCGATACAAAAATTGAAGAGCTGACCCGTGAAGTCCGTGCCCACAATAATTTTGCCCAACGTGTACCGGTGCTAGAAGAACAAATCAAGGTTGCAAACCACCGCATCACCGATCTCGAGAACAAAACCGCTTGAACACGAATACATAGGAGGAAAAACTCATGGATTTTGCATCTTTTGGCATCGCATCCGTTGCCTGCATCACCGTTATCTGCTACCTTGCCGCAACGGCTGTCAAGCAGACCCCACTGGCAAATAAGTGGCTGCCGTCCATCTGTGGTGCCCTTGGCGGCCTGCTGGGCCTGGCCGCCATGTAC